AATGCCAAAAATATTGGGAAATATAAATTACCGAAAATATACCAAGTTGAGTATGATGAATCAGCCGTACAAACACCAATCCAAGATGTTTTAATAAATTTAGTTCCGGGATTTTCAAAAGTGGGTCCACCAAATTTTCCAGTCAGGGTTGATGGTGTCACCGAGTTTGAATCGATATTCGGACCAGTTGATAAAAACTTGGAAAACAAAGGGTCGTTTTTTCATCGCGCGGTTGAAGATATGTTGAATGTTGGTCCTGTGTGGGCACTCAATTTGTTGTTAACCGATCCGGTTAGAGATACACTTCAATATGAAACATTTTCTGCATCCGCACAATACGACAATGGAGTGGAAAACACGGCACCGTTTGAAGATTTTTTCAACAGACAAGATTTTTGGGTACGTGATAGTGATGCGTTCGGTGATATTGTTACAAGTGAATTTCAATCTTATCCAACGATATATCCAGATCCGAGCAAAGATCTGTTAAGTATTACCAATATTGGTAATGTACAATTGACAACTTTTATTTTCAAATCGACTATTACCGGATTTGACGTAACAGCAGAATCTTGGTATGGAAGTGCAGACCAAGTACCGTTGTTTATGTTTCCACAGGATTTAATTTCTGATTATTTGATTACTGTATTAACTGTAGCTGGTAATTTTACAAATTACGCCGCATTAGCCGTTGATCCTCACTGGAGTGCATATTTCGATACAAAAGGGTTAATAATTTCACAGTTGAACGCTTTTATGAATGATTCACTGGTTAATAAAATAGCTTATTATGATTGTTCATTGATTCCTAATTTTAGGGATTTAAATGGGTTGGATATGTATGTTGAAGATGTTATTAATGCTGATACAGATTCAACCGGATTGTTTTGTTGGTATAACGAAGACGCCTTAATGAACTCAAGTTTTTATCCCGGAAATATTGATCTCGTAGGACAGACTTTAGTTGGTACTAATCAAACCGTTATTGATTTTTTATCTTATTACGGTAGTATTCAGGAAAGTTTAACTTACACTAATAAAAATCTTGACAGTCCTGTTAATACGTTTGGTAATTATTCGAATCAAATGGATGTTCCTATGGTAAGTGGGAGAACTGGATTGTACACTGATTGGTATACAAATATAGCACCATCGTCAACTGTTGGTTCATACTCACAATATAGTAAATTATGTCTCTGGAACGATGACACTAACCGGAACGTCTTATAAAATGCAACTCAATGATATAGTTTATTTTAATCAAAGTTTTGATATTGCTCTTTACACAACACCTTATTATATTACAAGTGTAAATTCAAATACAATAACAGTTTCTCAAACTTTGGGAGGACCTACGTTTATTCCAAGTAGTGGTTTGACTACTAATTTGTTTATTTACAGTTTAAAACAAGTTTTTGTGGACAATAGTGCATATCCTTGGTGGTACACAATTGGACAAACTGTTTATTCCGGAGCTACAGAATTACAATATCCTATAGCTTTTCATCAACCACTTACAATTGTAAATAGTGGGGTTTCGTATAGTAGATACGATGTACTTTATTTAAGTAGTGATAATTCACAAATTCATATTCTTCAAGGGAATCAAGTTAGTGGGACATCACCTAGTTTACCAAATTATTTATTAAGTGTTCCAAACACAATCATACTAGGCTATGCTCAAATAACATACAACGGTATAACAGGTGGTGGTTTACCAACAATTACATATACATGGAATCCGATAACAGTTAATACCTCGGTTGGTTATGTACCGTTATCTACAATAACGGGAGCAAGTGGAACAACTACAGCTGGTGTTAATTATCTGACATTGACTTTTGGTGGTACATCCGGTTCTATAAATTATACAAATTATTCACAATTAAGATCGACAAACTTATTTACAGAGATTACAAATAATTTATTGAATTATAAAGGGGCGATAATAAGTGGTGGTTGGAAAACTAAAACGGGTTATGGTAATAAATATCCGATTGGAAATACAAATATATTTGTATCTAGTCCAACAACATCAACGAATGGTTATATTACTTTTTATTTTGATAGTGTGACTCAACCATTTGATTATTTTAACATAGTAAACAGTTCATTTTTGGTGTATTATATCGACAATGAATTTGTGTTAGATCCTGATAACGCTGTTAATACATTGATAACTACTAACTATCCATTGACTTATTATCAACAAACCGACGTACCAAATCCGATACATGGAATTGCTGCCACATGGAGTAATCTGTATCAGGATTATTACAATGGAATAATTAACAATGGGGATTATTTTTATGTAGATAATATAAGTGGTTCAACACAAACTAAGGTGTATTTGAAAATGTATTTGGATGCGAATTCTAATTTAGTTCTTACTTTTGTTGATGAGTATGGTGATACATATAACATCAGCGAATGGTTGACAAATTACGGTGAAGAATTGGTTATTTACTCCGATAAAGGTAATCTAAAGGAATCAGTCGAAATTCAAAATCCACAATACATTACTGATCTTACTAATACAACATCTATTTATGTTGATAAAATAAGATATGCATCACTGATACGTAATATGTATTTGGAAGCTTATTATGATGTTGATTACTATGATTCACCATCAGGTGAAGGATATTTACTTGGTATGGTTCCTCGTAAATTGGTAAGAATTATTAATATTCAGAACGATACTGTAAACCCAAATTATAAAATACTTTATACTGATGGTCCTATTAAAATTACAGATAACAGTCCTACTCCGTTAGTATATCACGAGTATTATACCACATCGTATCAAACCATTGAGAATTATTTTACGGAATTGGTTGGAGTATCAATGAAGCCATTTACCGTAAGTAGTGACTCTACTCCGGATGGAACCGATGCTCGTCAACAACAGATATTATCTGTTATCGACAAATCGACGAATTTAGCTAAAGGGTTAGCAAATAAAAATAGAATTTCTTGGAGATATTTAGTTGACTCGTTTGGATTGGGGTTGACAGCAAATTCTAAACAAGAAATAGTTGACCTTTGTGGTATGAAACTTAATTGTTTTGGTTTTATTAATATGCCTTCTGTACGTCAATTGAAAACTTCGGTAGATCCAAGTTTCATTAACTCTGATAAAACTTTGAATACCTCGTTCTTACTAGCTGGTGGTGACGAATCTAAAAATCCAAGCTTCTTATACAGTTTTGGTCAACCTAGTTTTGATGCTAATGGAAATTTAATTGATGGTAGAAGTTGTACAGGATATTTCTTCCCTTATATTAAGGGATCAGATGATCCAACAAAATTTGTTCCACCCGCAGCTAAAATAGCTAAAGCCTATATGAATAAATTTATAACTACAACCGGAGGTATATACCCATGGACTGTGGTGGCCGGAGTTATTATGGGTGCTTTACCAGACGTTATAAAAACAGAAATGAACTTCAACGATGATCAATTACTGGATTTGATGAATATGAACGCAAATCCTGTGAACTATGTATTGAATAGAAATCTGTTCTATATCAATTCTGAAAACACAGCTCAGGTATTTCCATATAGTTCATTGTCTATAATTCACTGTCGTGAAGTTCTTATTGAACTTGAAAATCGTATGTACGATATGTTGTTGAACTTCCAGTGGAGATTCAATACACAGGATAATCGTAACGCGATACTTTATCGGGCTAACCAAATTTGTAAAGAATTACTCGATGCCAATGCTTTGTATAACTTTCAAAACATCTGTGACACTTCAAATAACACAGATTATGTCATAAGTAATCAAATGGGGGTTATAGATACGTTAGTGGAATTGATAGCCGCGATGGGAGTTATTGTCAACAATATCACCATTTTAAAGAAGGGAACCCTTACATCTACCGGGTTTGCTGCAAACGGTCAAACTTCATTGACAACTTCTGGTGGATCGACGATAAATCCGTAATATTGATTTTGATTAAAATGAG